TGCAATCTCAAAATCTCTGGTTGATAGTTTTCTTCAAAGTATTCTGTTGCATTATTATAAGCATACCGACAATAATCAAGGAGTAATGTCTTTTCTTGACTTGCATCAGCATAAGTCATTTCAAGACCAACAATGCTATCAAGAAAAGTTTTTCCCCTTGCAATCATCTTTGTTAATTTTGCATCTTCATCTGGCCATGTTATTCTAAGATAATCCTTTAAATCTTCTAACATTTAGCACCTACTTTTCTTTACCACCTGGTTCTTCTGTTTTATCTTTATCTTTATCATTTTCATCTAGTTCCTTAGTGTCTTTTTCTTTTACTAAAAGTTCACCAAAGCCAGCCTCATTAATTTCTTTAAATCTTTTCTCTGTTACTTCTACAACAGTACCCTCTTTTACGAGGGCTTTGCTGTATTTATTAATAAATTGTTTCGTTGCTATTGCTTTCATTTAAAACTCCTTCCTATGCTTCTGGCGCTCCAATACCTGAGATATCGAATAATAAGAACGAATCATTATCAACGGGTTTTCCATTTGCATACTGTTTTGTAATATAAGTTCTTTCATCTTCTAAAAATTTATAGTGATCACTAAACTCAATTTTTCTAGTTGAACCAATACCCATGAAATAATCTTTAGCTAAACCTGCGATCATTTGTCCTTGAGTCACGGCTACTGATTGAACAATTTTAGCTGGGATTGGTAATACTCCGTAAACGTAAGTCTTATCTGCTGTTAGATAAGTCGTTTGAGGAAAGATTTTCTCCCAATAATCTAATGGATTCACTACTAATAAAACGTTTGGCACTTTTCGTTTACCATTTTTTGTTAGAGGCGACATGATCTTTGAACCTAAAGTTTTTGGTTGCAAGTCAGTAATTGCCTCTGGAGTCTTGGGCTTATAATCGCCTTCCAATGCATCGCCATCAACAACTGGTTGATCACCAGCACCATAAGTTCCTCCGGCTAAATCTTTAGTCATACCAATTGGTTGACCATTACCAGTACCGGCAACAATTGCTAATTCTAATGCAATGGCTATTGATTCTAAAAGTAATGCTCTAACAAATCGATCTAACCATTGAGGTCCGAGGTCTAACATTGCTTTTGATACAGGTACATATGAGCTTAATTTAAAAAGCTCTGTTTTTTCTTTATTAAAAGATGCAGTTAATTTCTTAGAAATTGCATCAGTTAATGCTCCCCACCAAGCAGCTTCAGCATCGCTATTTCGAGTGATCCATTCTGTTACACCGGTAGTATTCACAAAATCAATTTCTGATAATAATGGATGGTTCTGCTTTAAGTCTTCAAATACTCTTTCAAAAACTGTTGCAGGTAATAATTCTTCAACGCCATCAAAACCTGCGCCACCAATTACTTCGTTATAATACTTTGTTTCTTCTGCAGTTAAAGTATTTAAACCACGATCGGCTAATACTCTTGCATCATTGTAATCATCATGAATTGCATTTTTTGCTTCATCCAAGATATCGTCTTGAATTTTGTTGGCCATTTCAATTTGCACCTTGGCAAAATTATCAAAATCACCTTCTTCAATTGCATTTTTCATATCTTCTTGTAGTTTTACATATTTTTCGTTTTCAAAATCACTGTTTCTCATTGCTCCTGGCATTTGTTACCTCCTAAAATTTTTAAATAGACTTTTGTCTTCACTGTTAGTTCCATCATTTTTCTTTGCTATCTTATTTTGAATATTGCCTTTATATTTATTAAAGAGATTTTCTTTAATATTATCTTTGGGTGTTTCTTCTTCATCTTCTTGATCTACAATTTCATCACATAAACCAAAGGCTAAACACTCTTCAGCTGTTAAATAGCTTTCATCAGCTATTAAAGCAATTAGTTCTTCCTTTTCACCAGTGAATCGCTTTTCATAACTTGCTGTTACCGATGTATCAATCTTATCTAAATCATCTGATACTTTTCTTAGATCATCAGCGTTTCCTGAAGCAAAGGTCCATGCTTTATGAATCATTTGTTGCGAATTGGTATACATAGAAACTTTATCTGCTGCAGTTGCGACAATACTGGCCCCACTTGCAGCCATTGCATCAATATAAAGTTCAACATTTCCTTCATAATCCCTTATTAAATTCGAAATGGCGATGCTTTCAAAGACATCCCCACCATTTGAGTTCATATGAATTACTAAATCCTTACCATCAAGCTCATTTAATAATTTTTGTACACGATCCGCTGAAATAAATCCATCATCGCCATCATCCCACCATGTTTTCTTTCGAATAACACCATATAAATATACTTTTACTGGTCCTTCAGCTACATTCATCACTTCGATTCTTGGTACAATCTTATTTTTTAATAACTCTGGCATCATTCACCTCCTCTCTCTTTGTCAATTCGTTCATAGTTTTTCGTCATCCATCTGGCCTGACTATAGTCTGTTTCCAGTGGCTCCATACCTAAACGTTTTAATACATCATCAATAGTGAAACCTCCAACCCGTACAAGGATATCTAGTGATGATGCTAAATCAGTAATATCTATATTGCGTATACGTGTTGGATCAATTTTTAAGTAAGTTCTTCTTAAATAAGCTGCCTTTTTATAAAGTTTACGATTAATTTCGTCTTCTAAAACTTCCGTTAATGGACTGATACAGAAAGTAAGCAAATTATTGATGACTTTTCCTGTATCAGCAACACTACCTTTAATCAATTGTGGTGGCACTTGAAAAGCAATGGCCACAAAATCAAATATATCATCAACAAAAGCTCTAATGTCTTTGCCTTGACTGCCTCCTTTAGAACCAATATTACTATCTGATTCCTTATATTTCATCCCACCAGTCAGTGGTAAAACAGCACCATTTTCTGCCTCAAAGTATTTTTTAAACTTCTCTGATAACAGTTTTTCCAACTTTTCTTTTGCTTCATCTGTTTGAGCATAATTTGTTGGTATTTCTAATGTTCCTCTTCTTGCATTATTTCTACGATACTGTGATTGACTTGCTGCAATTAGCTTTGAATAAGAGGTATATAAACCATCAATTAACGTTCTTATTTTTTCATTGTGGAGTTCAAAATGAAATACTTCTGACTCTACAAAAGATTTATTGAGTTTTAAATTTTCAACAACTACATCTGTATAGAAATTATCTTTAAACGCATAAGGTTTCTGAGTGTAACTCTCTGCAACATAAAACATATTGTTCTGTTGGATCACTAAGCACTCGTTGTCATAAACTAATTTGCTAATCACATCACGCCAAAATTTACTGGCTGATTTGTTTTGATTCGGTTCAACATTAAAGAGATAATAATTATCTTGTTTAATCTCTTTTCCATCTTTGTAGGTTAAAAACTCACTTCTTGAAACAGCATTGGCTATTAAATTGACACAGGCTTGAATGGCCAGTTCTTTATAATAGATTTCTGAGGTTAATTCAGCAACAGTTGCATTTAAATCCAAGGTCCCATCTGCATTAAATAGTCCGGTAAACCAATTCCATAATCCGATATAATCCCTCCTTTCTAAAAGACATATACATCTAAATCCATTACATTAGTATTTGTTTCAATTAATTCTTCATCTTGAGTCAAAGCATGGATCAGTGCAAAGAACCCATCAGTTTTTCTGGTTTTTGGTTCTATTTTTAAGTAAGTTGTATTGCCTTTTTTATCTACTTCTATATAAGTATTATTAATGTACCAACGCATCGTTGGATTATCACCTAATACAAGTCTTTCTTCTGAAAACATATTTTCAACTAGGGGTGCAATCTTTGCATGAGTGATTGGTCCACTTCTAACTTCTTTCAGTGGTAATCCTAATTCAGCAAACTTTGATTTTAATAAACTCGCTCGATAGGAATCACACACAATCTTTTGAACGTTATATTCTTTTGCCATTTCAATAAACCACTGGCCAATGTCTTCAGCACTAATAGCACGGTTCTTAATAATAGTAATTAATCCTCTTTCTTCCATTTGCTTCACTGGAAATTTAATTGGTCGACTTTCAATCTCTAAAGCTTTAGAACAAACAAAAGTATGCTCAATGAAATATCTCATGCCATTTTGTTTAAAGAGTAACCCTACACTAGCAAAGTCAGTTGTTCTAGCATAATCAATTGCACCAATACAAGCACATCCTTCTAATGTCTCATAAGGAATCTTTTGATTCGTTGCTAAAATCTTTTCCCAGGGTGCAACAATAGTAAAATTATCTTGTGCTGGAAAATTCATTCGTTTAGTTAAAAAGTCTTGCGCCTTATGTGGCTGATATTTCATCTTGATGAATTCTTTATCCATCTCTTTTTTTAGTGTTGGGAAACCACTTAATGATGGATTGGCTTTGGGCCACATTTTAGGGTCTTCAGACTCTTCTTTTTTATCTATCTTATAAATGAGTGGCAAAAGCCCTAAATCTTTTATGGTGCCATTTAAGACGTCCTCAGATAGTTTTAATTGGTCATCTAAAACCCCACCTCTGACATATCCATTGGTAGTAATATAAAAAGTTCTCGAATGTTTTCTTTTACCAAAACCACTAGTAAAAACTTTGATGGTTTCATAATCTTCGTATTCGTGAATTTCATCAAAGATTAAACAAGCTGATCTCTTGCCATCTTTTGTAGATGCATTTGAGGTATTGTATTTTATATATGATTTGGTTTTCTTATTAGTGATCTTCTGCTTTGTCCAATGAAATATATTTTTCATCTTACTATTAAAGTCTTCAAGGATACCGTGAACGTCGAAAAACGAGGTTTTAGCTTGCTCCTCATTGTTAGCAATTATATCTACGTTATATCCTTTAATTCCATGGTATTCTGTTGTTAAATACCACGCCACTGGTGAAATAAATCCATTCTTCCCATTGCCTCGGCCCATCATAATAATAAATTCGTCAAATACTACCATATCCATTGATTCATAGTAACAATGAATTAGTGCAAATATAAAAAGCTCCCAGTCGAGTAATTTCATTTCGAAATACTTTTCTATGAGCTCTACGCCTTTTTTTATCATTTGATTTTTAATAATAACATCTGGATCATCAAGCTTATACCGTATATAAGGCATGGCTTTTTTTATTTCTTTTGATGCTGGTATCTTACCAGTTCCAATTTTTTCCATGTATTCGTCGATATATGGATGGTATTTATAATTTAAATTCGTCATCATCATCAACTACTTTTATATCAGCAGCTTTCAACCCAAGGTCATTTAAGATGGTTAGCATTTGACGAT